GTGCCGATTGTTGTACCTAGTTGCCATTCGTCAAGTGTAAGATCACCGCCGTCTGTTGATGCGAAGTTAAATCCGCCAAACGCTGTGCCTTCTCTTGCAATGCCTAAATCTAGTACAGTTGTTGAGCCCCAGTCTCCTGCGGCATTTTCTTTAATTGTGACTTCTACTTCACCTGCGATAGTTGTACCTGCGATTTCAGTTTCAGCGAAAGCGCCTGTGCTTACAGTTGTAGCTAGAAGTACTGCTAGTAAACGATTCATTATTATTTTCCTTAAGGTTCTTAAAAAAACAGCTGATTATTCAGCTGTCAAACTATATTTAACACATTCTAGATAAAAATCAAGTCTCTAAAGACATAATTTATACAGGTGTAGTAAATATGCAACGATTCTGTTGCTAGGTTCGTTGCCAACCCCCACTTACCTAAATCAGGCAGCTAAAGCCATTTCTGGCGCATAATTATCATTTGCAATTATGAATGTTGACCAATAACGCAGTCATCCGGTAAACTCCACTTCACTACAACACCTGTCGATCCTAGTTCAGCCCCATCATAAACACTCTGCGTCTGTCCTTACTTCTGGGTACCATCAGGTTCTGGTAACTACAGAGTGTTTATGGTGGAGCTGTGGGGTACTGCCCCCCAGTCCAGTATGCGTTCACGTTGCTTCAACGTTTACAGCTATATTTATACATGGTTTCTATAAGGTTGTCAAGTAAAAAGTTTACCAGCGAGTTTCCAGAGTCTTGTTCAATTCACGTTGTCCTTTGATTGCAGTAATGCAGTTCATAATTCCACGACTACGTTGAAAAGGTCTTTCATAGCTATTTTTAGTTTTCCAGGTTTTATTTTGTTCTGCTTCGTATAAAAATTCTTTATGTAATATTTTTTCCATAAGTTGTAACTCTGCATCTGTCAGGTTAGCTAGTTTGTTTGCAATCATAACGACCTCCTTGAATTGATTAAGTGTATTTACATAACTGTTACAATGTTGTACGCTAACAGGTCTATTTTCGAACAGTACGAAATGCACCCACAGGACTGTGCATAGCTGAAATCAATTCTTCCCACATCTGAGGACTTAGTGCAATAGCTTGAGGTGTAGTTGAATTATCCTCAAACTGTCTTATGTAAACGATATCATCAAAACTGTTGATGATTACATCAGCATAGTTGCCACTGTCATCTAACAATGTGATAGTAATTTCGTCAAGATCCATTTCTACTGTATACATTAAAAATTCAAATAGTTTGTTGCTTTTTGCTTGGCGCTGTTTTCAATACCATGTGACCACTGTTCTTCTGCTGTTGCACTCCACATAAAATCTTTTTGATAGTCAGCACTGACCCACATACTTTTACCGCCGGTTCTACTGCCCAGTAATTCACTTTCAAGTTGACCAGGACCCCAACTAGCACATCCAATTATAATCCTGTAGTTTTGTGGAAATTTATTTTCATTGAGCATTGTAATAATTGATTTATCTCTGGTCACACACAAATTGTCATTGATTTTTAAACTCTGTGCAAGCATTATATCGCTACTGTGTAATACAAAACATTGATTAACTTCAACAGGTCCACCGTAGTATATAGGAGCGTTTATTCCAAGCTGAATACTTTTACGCAATCTTACAGCAACTCTAGCATCTAGTTCTTTGTTTACTATCCATCCCTTTGCTCCATCTCCGTCATGATTCTCTACATAGACAACACTTTTAAAAAAGTTACTGTCTCCCAGCATAGGTAAACTAACAAGGAATTGCTGGCTCATGTTCATTGAGGATTTGATCCTTTGCCAAAATCAATATCAAAATCTATCATTCCGTGTTGGATATCAAATGCTAAAGCTCTTAGATCGTCAAGCATTACTTGACAAGCATGTGCATCGTATGTTCCTTGTACACGATATCTTTCTCTGTGTAGTGCTATAGCTTTCTCATGTAGCACTTTTGCTTTGTGATAAAATTGTTCTACGCTGTGTGACATTGTGTTCCTTTTGCAATATTGTACACGTATTTAACTCGATTGTCAATAAATACAAGTGGAGAGAAACATGGACGCAGAAATAATGAGTGCCTCAGGTGTAGGCTTGGAAATCACCAATTTATTAATGCCTTTTATAAGTGCATTATTGTTACTAGTAATAACATTATGGTTCAAAGACTTTGCAACTAAAATTGCCAAAGGTATGATGTTCAAAATGAATAGAGCTTTCAATGAAGGCGACAAAGTCATATTAGATGGCAGTGACAGCGTCATTGTTAAAATTGGACTTACTGAAACAGTGTTTGGAGTGTACGGCGAACAAGGATATACTTGGCGTTATGTACCCAATGAACGCATCCCAACATTAAAACTTGAAAAAGTTATTAACAAAGATCTCCACTTAGATTCAGATATGGAAAAAGCACAAAAGTTGCAGGCTATGATTGACCTTGCACAAGATTCAAAAATAAGTGCCAACAAAGAAGCTATCGAGGAGATCAAGAATGGCGTTAAAAAATAAGTTTAGTTATGAGAACGCACTAGAATGTGCAAATCTAAGTAACTTAGCATACCAAGAAGAAAAAACATTTAAAAAAGCTGTCTCTGCTATGGGATATAAGAACATAAGATTCTTTAATATAGATGGTGCTCAAGCATACGGTATGAGTAAAAATGATTATGTAGTGTTGGCGTTTAGAGGTACAGAACCCACACAATTTAACGATATCAAAGCGGATCTTAATGCACTGCATGTGCGCAACGAACTAGGTGAAGGCAGAGTACACAAAGGATTTAAAAGCGAAGTAGACGAACTGTGGGATCAAATTGAAGCATGGTTAGCCAAGCGCAAGTTTACACAAGTGTACACATGTGGTCACAGTTTAGGTGGTGCTATGAGTACTATTGCTTGTAGTAGATTGCCCGAGGGAACAATATGCTATAACTATGGATCGCCACGTGTTGGTACTAGAAGTTGGGTTAAAGAGTTCAACAGCAAATTTACATGTTATAGATTTGTGAATAACAACGATATTGTGCCGCGTGTTCCGCCTAGCTTTTTGTTCTATAGACATGTAGGTGAATTACACTATATCAATACATATGGCAATATTAGAAATGCTACTGCTTGGCAAAGATTTAAAGATAGATTCAGAGGATATCGTGCGGCGTTTCGTAAACGCCAATGGTTTGATAGTATCTACGATCACAGTATGCCAGGATATGTTGAACGCATCAGTAAGCACACTGACTAGCCGCCTGGTGTAAATCCTTTGGGAGAATACCAATTTTTTTGATTGTGTATTCTTCCTAGTAACTCTTGTATTTCGTGCATTTCATCTCTAAGTTTTTTTGATGTTTCTCCAGAAGCAATTGCCAGACCACGTCTGCCAGCTTTTGCTCTTAGTGCTTGTTCGATAATTTCTATATCTCTAACCTCGAGTTCAAATTTTTTGTTTGGTTTCATTTATTGTCCTTTACATTGAGATTAGAGGGACTATATTGTTCCCCATTATATCCAGGATATTGTCCATCCTCTACGCCGCTGTTACATCCAACAACGACAACCAACAAAAAGAATATGCTCCATAATGTTACTCTTTTTGTCCATACCATGAACGCTTCAAATGTGCGCTCTGCTTCTACTTGTGCGGCTGCTCTTACTTCTTCGTCTGTCATTCTGGCGTCACCCAAGGATAACAAGGTAAGATACTTTGTTTACAGTATTTGGCATTGTCTACCATTAATACTGGTATGCCTACTATAAAGAAAGCAATTATAGCAAATGCTTTGCCAAGATCTTTTGTAGTGCAATAGTTAGTTTTTTCACTCATTGAAATTTCCCTTCATGCTATACTATATAGTGGACAAGAATCAAAATTCAAGCCCACTATATACTTTTTTACATGCGCTAAAACGTAGCACTTTTAATATGTTGGATACATCTTATGTTTGAACTCACTAATCTCATCAGCTTTTTTATAGTAGCCTCTGCTTCTTAGTTCTCTAATTGCCATACAATAACTTCTGTATTCCATTGCTTTGATAAATTTTTTAAACATTATCGTTTCTCCAACATTAAACGTTTTGCTTCTTCGTGGTAACCTTCTCTCCAAAGTGCTTCAGCGGCTCTTGCTCTACCTGCTGATTCGCCAAATGCCCATACACCCATTGCAAACGTTACTAGTGCTGTTTGCAATACTTTACATACTTTACATGTTAGTCCCCATGTATTATTTCTAATTGTTGCCGCAGTCATTATACCCATCCTTTTAAATTGTTGTTTGTTCTTGCTTTGATTTCTTCACTTGCATCTTGTAAGTTACCACGTGAGATGCTGTAAATATCACCGCGACATAAGCCAATATCAGATAAATCTGCATCACTTAATTTAGATAATTCTTTGTATGTTGCTCGTTGTCTAGCACGTATCTGTGATTTTTTTCTTAATGTTTTGATAAGATCCATAAATCCTGCAATTGCGTCTTGTATCACGCCTGATGCTGTTAAAATTGCTTGTGTCATTAGTTGTATACTCCTGCTCTCGGACCACGTCCGTTGTGTGTTTTCATGTATTCAAAGGCGTACTGCCAATCATTGCCATATTCTGTTTTTGCGTATGTAAGCATTTCTCGTTCGAACGTTGATCTGCGCCCAAACATACTCACAAGATTACTGTATAGCATCTTTGCCATTATTTTTCTCCTAATTGTTTGGATGCTTGAGGGAAGCAATACCCCGGTCTATTTCCGGCGTCACTGGTCTTTGCCGAGTGTCACTCATTTTTGAAAAGCTGAGGTCGCTTTGTTTGTACGCATTTATTTATAATTATAGTACAGCATTTCTGACCTAAAAGCTATAGCAGATTTTAAAAAGCCGTTATGCAATTACTGCATACCTATAAAAATTTATAGCATAAGTTAGAAGATATGGGGATTTTGTAATATTCTTAGCTGCGTTGAAATAGCGCAGTTATTTTAGTTTGAAGCCAATACGACCTTTTTGCCCAGTTGCAAAATAAGTCTTGTTAACCAATTGAGGCGCACCTTTAAAAACTGCTGGAAACTTAGTGTAGTATTGCATACTTACTGCGTCTCCTTGTTTAACGGCTTTGGTTACCAATTGCACATATTCATTGTTGTTGAGTACTTCCAACATAGCATTTTTAAAGTTTTCATTTGCATTTACAACAGGAATAACTGCATTCATAACGGCTGTTAGTGTGTGCCAAAATACTCTATAGTCTGGTCTTTCTTGTGTACCATTAGCAACACCTTGTTGCTGTGTCATTTGTTGTAAGCGTTCGCTTTGTAAATCGCCAATGTTTTGTGTACGCTTGTCCAAGTTTGCCATTGCTTGAATATCACTATCGTCAATGATGTTAAACATACGTGCTACTTTAAGTGGACCATTTACACTACTTTCAGTTGCTAGTAATTCAATAATCTTTGCACCTTCTGGAAAACGTTGTTCGATCTCTGGAGTCATTTGTTTGTACACACCACTTAAACTACTAGCTGCTCCGCCGCTTGTACTGATCTTACTAGAGATTTGAATACTGCGTCCATCTTGTGTCATAATAACACTGTCAATTAGTTCCATTGCAGTGTCTTGTGGAAACATTACTCTTGAACCAGCAAAGTTATTAAGACCAAACTGTTGCATCATCTTAGCAGTATCGCCAGTAACACTATTGGGTTTACTCATAAGTGCAATCGGACCTAGATACTCGCCGCCGTATTTTTGTAGTACATTATAATATTTGTCGCCGCCTGGAATAGGTTGATTTGTTCCAGCTAGTGCTTGATCAACTGCCATTTCCATAACTTCGCCCAGCTCTCCCAAGTCTTTTGAACCTGTTTTAATTTGCTGTGCTAGTTCAGTTGCACTACGATAGTTTTCATCGGGTACCAAGTCACTTGGTTTGATTGGGATACTTTCTTGTTCAGCACCTTTACTAAACTTATAACCATTAAGTGTTTTCCACATAGTGTGTACACCTTGAGGTGGAATAGCTCTGATGTATCTTACATGTGTTTGACCTTTGCCATCTTTATCACTTACTGTAGCAAGTATAGCAGCTTTGGTTCCACTATTGGGTTTGTTATCATCTATGCGTGTATTTGTGTCTGGAATAGCACTGTCTACAGCCTGCATCATTTGATCCATATCTTCATATGAGTCACCTTCAGCAGGTAGTACTGTAATATCCTGTATGGTAAGAATGTCGCTAGGATCAGTATCGCTAACGTATGTTTCTCCAGGCGCCCTTGCAGTTACACCTCTAGATTCTAATAGTTCAAATGCTCTCATACAACTATTTATTAATTTCCAGTCGTTGTACTTTCGTATGTTCGATTGAATTGATTGTGTACTCTAACAAAAGTTGTACACTTGTTGAGTTGCTTGAGTTTGTTTGCACCAACGTATGTAAGTGTACTGCGCACACCTCCCAGAACATCTTGTAGTGTTACTACAACTGGACCACGATATGGTACTAGCACTGTGCGTCCTTCACTGCTACGATAATCTTTTAAACCTTCAAAGTGTTTGTCGTTAGCAGTCTTACTGCTCATACCGTAGAACTGTACAAACTTTTTAGTTTCTATAACTTTCTCAAATCTGCCTAGTGTGCCTTGGCTCATTTCATAGTTACGTTCATTTGTTTCGTAATATTTTGTAATTACTTCACCACCGCCTTCATCGTGCCCAGCAAGCATGCCGCCAAGCATAACAAAATCTGCTCCGCCAGCAAAGGCTTTAGCGACATCTCCAGGGCAAGTACACCCACCGTCAGCAATAATGTGACCCCCAAGTCCATGTGCTGCATCAGCGCACTCGATGACCGCCGATAACTGCGGGTATCCAACACCAGTTTGTATGCGAGTAGTGCAAACAGACCCGGGACCAATGCCCACTTTAACAATATCAGCTCCATTTAGTATTAACTCCTGTGTTTGATCTGCGGTAACAACATTACCTGCAATGATTACAATGTTAGGATACAGCATTCTAAATTCAGCTACATATTCTATAAAACGTTGACTGTATCCATTTGCTACATCGATGCACACATACTTGAGCTTTTCACCAACTTGTTCATAAACTGATCTAAACTTAGTTTGGTCTTCGTCTTTGATGCCAATACTCATAGCAACATTATCTCTGCGGAATGTTTCTTCGCAGTCGAAGTAGCTAACTAATTCGTTTACACTGTATGTTTTTACTAAACAAGTGAACACTTTAAATTCAGCTAGTCTATCAGCCATTTCAAATGTGCCAACACCGTCCATGTTGCTAGCCATAATAGGAATACCTTCATAATGATATTCATCAGGCTCAGGCTGTGCTATATCACGATCATAGTTTGCAAATTGAAACTTGCGTTCCATTCGTACTTCTTTGCGTGAGCCCAAGGTGCTACGCTTTGGACGAATCAGCACATCACTGTAGTCCAATTTAACTTCATCTTCAATTCTCATGATTTACCTCTATAGTTCTTCAATGTCAAGTGTTAGTGGATAACCTGCTTGTCTACTAACCAAAATGCTTTCATGTACTTTTTGTTCTGCTACTTCATAATAATACACACCAGCTACACCCTTGCCTTCGTTGTGTATAGCCATTGTGATGCCTTCTGCACTTTGTTGTGTGTGCATGAATATATTTTTAAGTAGCTCTATTACAAATTCCATTGGTGTTGTATCATCATTGTAAACTATAACTTGATACTGTTTGGGTTTTGCAATGTCTAACTCGTTTGTGGTTTTATCTTCGAGTTGTGTATCCATATCAATATTTACCGTAAATCGTGGGAGGATTTCTCCCCCCACTTTATTTTACTTAATTTTAATTGTACGTGGTTTCTTTTCTTCAGGAACAATACGCTCTAGTTCAACATAAAGCATACCATTTTCCATTCTTGATCCATTTACAACAATGTCATCACTCAGTGTAAAATTACGCTTGAACTTACGCTGACTGATGCCTTTGTGAATCCATTGCCAACCTTCTGGCTCTACTTCGCCTTCTGGATTGTGTTCAATTGTAAGCACACCTTCTGCTACAGTAATTTCCAAATCTTCTTTGGCAATGCCTGCTAGTGCGATTTCAATTTGAAACTTGTCTCCATCTCTTACTATATTGTAAGGTGGATACCCTGTGCTATTGGCATTGTGTTGTACATACTTGAACATGTCGTCAAATACTCTGTCAAAGCCTACAGCATAAGGAGTGAGTTTGTTAATATCTAAAGTTGTCAATCTATTCATCATCACTCTCCTTATACTTTCAATGCCGCTGTGTAAGCAGAGGTCATTGTTTCTGTTGCATCGGCCCAAGTTTTAGCAAACGCTGTGTTTGCATCAGCCATAGCTCGTACAGGTTTTGTGTACTGCTCGCTTGGATCAATTGTGTTTAGGAAAGTTTTTGTTTGTGTGTGGATTTGGTCCACAAGTCCATTAATATAATTTGCTTGCATAGTAATCTCCTTTTAAAGCAAGATTGATTTAGTAGACCCTATTGGCATCTACATGTTTATTTATCTAGGGACTAACCGTAGTCCCTAACGTGCGTATTACGGCGCAACCCATCTCTGTTTGTGTATTTCTAATTATCCCACTATAGTTCTTGTCTAATGGGTTTCCTTTCTTGTTACAGTTCGGATTAAAGTAACAACACAGTTACTTTGAAATACACACTCACTTGTTGCCTTTCGAGCTCTTGTCCTATGCACAGGAAAGTAGGTGCATCTACTCTGGTGTGTATATCAAAACACTATGTTAATATGGATAGGAGGGACTCGAGAATACCCTCAACCCAGGTTTACAGTCTCGCTGTCATATACCCAGGAGCCTAGCATCGTACAGTTACGTTCGAAGTCGCATCTTCATGTCTCCATGCTCATGCGCTGCCACTACAGCTACTAGCCAAGTTCGGGGCCTGTCTACCCCTCTTCCTTGCACTATCTAACTCAGACCGTCGTCTTTGTTATACACTTAATATAGTATAGGTTAACCACAATGTCAACCTTTTATTGCCATTTTTCTTTATTTTTTTCTTGTTCTTTTAACCAACGCTTACGTGCTTGTGCTTTGGCACGTTTCTTTACTGCACTGGGCTTTTCATAAAAGTCTTTTTTACGCATGTCTTTTGCCATGCCTTCGTTGTTGCATAGCTTCTTGAGCTTGCGTATTGCACGACTTACATCGTTGTTTCTTACTTCGACATACAAGCCTCGCTTGTTTACTTCGTCTCTATCTTTATATCTGTCTCTATTCATTCTTTCCTCGTCAATACGCCAATCATTCGATTACCGTTTATAGATGGTTTGGCATCCCAATCACAGTCTTGGATACATTGTATAATACGATCCATTATACCAAAACCTTGTTGCTTATTGGCATTTTCTCTGCCTTTAAATCGTATAACACACTTTACCTTGTTACCTTTGTCTAAGAACTTAATAATATTTTTAAGTTTAGTATCAAAGTCGTGATCACCGATACCTAATCTGAATTGCATCTCTTTGATTACAATTTTACTTTCTCGTTGCTTTTTTGCGGCTTCTTTTTGTTTACGTTTTTGTTCGTAGAAATATTTACCAGCATCGAGTAATTTTGCAATTGGTGGATCACTTTTTTCGTTGATCACTACCAAATCTACTTGTTGTCTTTTAGCCAAGTCAAGTGCTTCATTTTTATACATAACACCTGATTGTCCTTGTTCACCAACCACACGCAATTGTCTGTATGTGATTGATTCGTTAACCTGCTTTATAGCAGTGTTGTTCTTCTTAAAGTTCTTCAAGAGTATTCAACATCATTTCTGCGTATTCTCCTATATTATCATATACGTTTACTTCAGGTATTGTATTCAACAAACGCACCACGCTCTTGCGTTTATTCTTTTCACTGAAATAAACAGTTCCTTTTTTCTTAACCATAAATGCACAAACCAAGCCCAGCTCTGTAATATTATCTAAATCAACATAGATAGTATCACTGAATCTCATCATACTCATTACCCATGCACAGTTAGCATCATCTATTGCACCGTCTGGATGGTACAATGTAATAGGTACAGTCTTAAATATGTTTTCATAAAGAGCTTCTAAGTCTAATACAAATTCTGTGTTACTACTTAGCACAGTAATCACAGGGCCATTGTCGGGTAATAACATGTCAGGCGGTGTTACTGTATATATAGGGTTTTCCCTCATAGGGCTATATTATTCCTTTTTTATCTTTATGCTCTTAATAGTTTTACCAGTACCAGCTAAACGTCCGTCTGACGAATATAATTTTATATTACGTCTTTGACTCAGCTCTTGCGCACTAAGTTCGCTATCGTCTCTATTATCAGTATACGGGTCGTATGGGATATTGTCAACCTCTTTTTCAAGTTCTTTGGCAACTTGCTCGAGTACATCAGGTTCTGCTTTATCTAAGAGAACGGCCAATTCGTCTTCTTTGCTGTTAGCATTTGATCCTTGAGCTTCCTCCACTGTCTCCCGTTGTGAAACATTAGATTCATTGCTGGCTTCTCCATCTCGTTCATTATTTGCCACATCATCTCTTTGTAGGTCTTCTTGTACTGTGTCCCCAGAATTTCGTCTATCATTTGTAGGTTCTGGAGGTGTAGGTTCATTATCATGTGCATTTTTTTCATTCCTTCGCCATTCAAATGTGTACTGTGCGGCAATCAATAACATAACCGCTAGTGGATCAAATACAAATATGATTGTAATAATAACCCAGCGTACTGCTTGTTCTAATATATCTTTGTCTGCATCGTCGTATATGAATTCAGCAATGTACTTGATAGGCCCCACTTCTGCTTCTAATTTACGATACTCTGCTTCAATTGCATATTTTTCTTCTGTCATATTATCTATTAGATTATTTGCATTAACAATACGTTGTTGCTGATCATCTATAATAGCATCAACATCTGCGCCGCCATCTACTCTAATACGGTCTCTTAGACGCTGTATGAGATCATTACTTGCGGCTATTTGTGCATCAGCACCTTCACGTAATTGTTTTATAGTATCTCTAGCGGCATTAATACGGGGATCATCTGCTTGTCTAAGTTTTGTAATTTGATCTTGGGCAACTTGTCTAGCACTTCTATTAGCAGGAATATCTGTGTTTAACACTGCATCAATTTTTGTTTGTATACTTTCTTTACTTTGTTTTGCGACATCAATAGCACCTGCACGTACTGTATCGATTGCTTCCAGTAACCCTTGCTTACGATCTTGTATTGCAGTTGTTTGATTGCCACGCAAGTCTTTGACCAAGTCTGTTAAACGTGTGCGCTCTGTTTCAACTACACTTTGTGCTTGAGTTCTCAATTGTGTTTCTTGTGCTTGAAGATCTGAAATACGTTGCTGTTGTGCCTCTACCCAAGTTGTTAATGCTCGTCGGGTATTGCCTCCAAATAGTCCATCACTAGTAACACCTATAACAGCCTGTCCTTCTTGTATCTTAGCACGTTCTGTACTTTGCAGTTTATTTGTAGTAACAACAATTGATTGTTCTATGTTTGCAATTTGTTTTTGTAAACTTTCTACTGCGCTGTTGTCTGCTTCTACTGCACTAATACGTGCTTCGTATTCATTTGCTTGTGTGTTTATGCGATCCAAGTCTGCATCTAACTGTGCAATCTGATCCAAGTAAGGTTGTACTTGTTGTTCAATACTTGCAACAGTTGTGTTGGCAAGATCCGATCTCAATTCGGATACCAAGTTATTCAAACGTTGTAGCTCTTTGTCTAACGCTGTAATTTCGTCTTCATACACAGCAACTCTGCTGTCCATAGTATCAAGTTGTGTTTGAATAATAGTGTTTTGTTCTGCAATAGCAGGTTCTATTCTTGTGTATGCACTGTCAATACGTGTTTGTTCTTTGTCTATCTGTGCTTGGATGTCCTCATTGAGGTTACCTGTACTGCTTTCTGCTTTGGCAATTTTTTGTTCAGCTCTAACAATAATACTTTCTTGTCTAGCTATTTCTGTTTCAAGTCTTGCTACTTGTTCTACAGTCTCCATACTTGCTGTGGTTTGTTCGATGTGTGCTTTTGATAAGAAACCAAATATACCCATACTAGTAATAAACATAAGAACCACAACTGCGATACTGAGATAAAATTTCATCCACCAAGCAGCTCTATCCCAGAAGCGATGAAGCCAAACTGCGGTGACAAGTTTACCAACTTCTAACACTCCGCCCATAATAATAATTGGAACTGCGGCGGCGGCAAAAATAGCAACCAATCCAGCTACACTGTAATAGATTGCAACGGCACTGATGCACAGTGCGATTAGCATTGTTAATATTCCAAATATCATAATTTACTCTCCAAACTTTTTGGCATACCCATCGTCAATCATTCTAGCATTGACGTCGACTTTGCCACCTATGGAGTCAATGGTGTAAACTTTACCCATTGTTCTTCCGGCTTTGCCTCTTTTGTTCATTATTGTTTCACAGAAAAATTGCTGACCTAACAAATCTGTAAGTTTTATTTTAGCTGACATTGCACTATTTTTTTCTGCTTCGTCCGCACTTCTGATATCATGTACATGTACGCCGTATAATTTAATTCTTTGTCTTATAGTAACATTAAAACCCAAGTCGATGATTGCATCAACTGTGTTTCCGTCTATCACTCTTATTGTGTTGCATTGATACGTATACATATGCAAAATCCTTTATCTTTATACTATTTATCGGATTTTGCTTGGACAGCCATCCATTGTTGGGCTATTCTGTTGTTGGGAATAGTTTTTGACCATGCACCTATCTGTTTAAATGCACTTGTTAAATCACGTTGGACATCAGAACCTTCGCTGTTGTCAATAATAAACATATCTTCTTTAAAATATCTTTGGAACTTTCCAATATTATTTTGTACTTGACTCCACATCTTAGACACTACATCTTCTGGCAAAGTGCGATCTCTAAGTTTATTACGCTGTTGTGCAGTTTCTAAGTCAGTGTTGACGAATACCATTGCAGTTTCGTAACCTAACCGACGGAGTTTTTCACTCATCATTACGATTTTTTCGTAGTCTTTACCAGTGCCATCCATTACTAATCCAAGTCTACCTGTATCAGTATAGATTTCCTGTCTTTTTCTAGTAATATTTTTAGCTTTATCTCTTACGTCCTGACCTTGTGGACTGTAGATAGTATCTGGGTCTGCTTTCATACCCATCTTTGCTAGCATCTTTTCAAATGCTGTGTCGCTATTAACGATTTTAAATCCCATGCTTTCGAAACCGCTATTCTTTACAACAAAACTTTTTCCACTGCCAGGGCCTCCAGCAGTGAATATTGCTTTAAAAATAGCGGGGTCGTTAGGACCCTCGCTAATAGTTTTCGTTATGATTTCGTTTACTAACATGCATTTATTTATGCTAGTCCCAACGATAAAAGATATGACTTCCTATTCTACCAATATGATTCATACTACTGTCTGTAGACCAATAAGGCTTTACATAGCTAGCATGATAGTGTGTTGCACCTTCAGTAATGCCTCGATACTTGTTTGCAAATAGAATACTACCTGCTACATACTGTGCATTAGCCCATCCTGTTTCGTCACCTGGAACGTCTGGTTTCCCGTCACAATACCAACTAAATTGACAAGCATCTCGAACCATCACCATACGTTCAGGATCTTTCCAACTGGGTTTTTTCTTTCCTTGATATACTACATCACAAATAGTGTTTGGGTATCTTGCATCACGTACTCTGTTTAATACAACATCTGCAACTGCGTATTGTCCTGCTAGATTATCGCTTCGTGATTCGTAATACACATTTAGTGCCAAACAATGTGCTTGTGGGTTGTCGATTAGATCAGGATAGATTGTAGGCGTTTGCTCATTTTCAATTACACTTGCAACAAGTGCTTCAATCATCTCAGGTGGAACAATTGCTGTTTCACTTTTTGCCGCTGTTGCTGAATACGAATACGCAATTAGCCCAATGGCCACTGCTCCGTTCAATGTCATACTCAATGCGGAGGTAACAAATTTTAACATACTCTGCCTCTTTGGTTATGTTATTTACAGTTCACCAAGACTTAGTTGTTCTCTGATTTTACCATTTTCATCAATCAGCTGAACACGACCGTCTTTGATTTTACCACGTGGCATCAAGTATTGTTTTTGTTTTATTTGACTGTTCATGTGTTTGACTGCTTGTCTTTTGTCACTGAACAAGTCGTAATTTTTTGTTTGGATGCCACCATGATTATTATAAAACACAGTTTCAACTTCGTAGGTACTCATTGTATTACGCTCCTTTGTATACAATATAGTACACCCTGTGTTATATGTCAAGTTCAAACTGATAGCCAGGAGCTTGTTTTTCAAACTCTTCAACTATTGCTTTCTTTGTTGCAATCATGTTTTCTAGCGAGTATATTGCCATTCGCTTTTCATCACTAGCACCTTCTGTTAGGTTGATGATTGCATTTTCAAGTGTTTCGATATCTTGAAGTTCTTGTACCATATTTGGTCTCCTAGTTTAAATCACACTGCCAATAAGAACCATCATACTCAGCACGTAATGCGCCAAGTGGATAATCCTCATGCTCAAACAGTATATAAGGTTTTCCATAAAAGTCAATCTTTTGCGTTACAACATTGACTTCGCTAATATCTATAGTACGCTCGCCGGGTACAGCTGAATTAAAAATCCGTATCAAACCATTGCTCCTTCAATTTCATTAGCGGCTTCATCAAACCAAGCAGTGTATTGCTCTCCATCAAGAACAACGCTCCAACACATATACATGTCACTGTCAACAAAGTTCCAGTTGATGCTTCCATCTTCGTTGAGATTATCTGTCATCTCAACAGTTGCGATCATATCTGTTTTAAAACGGTTGTACATTTCATCTTGCTCTTTAAGAGCATTGTACAAACTTTCAGGAATAACACTGTAACCAAGTTTTCTGTTGTGTGCTACATACGCTTGGTAAGTATTATGATCAGTTGCTTGCATGTTTGTCTCCGTTTTATCTAACTTATACATATACAATAACACCAAGACGTCTTATTGTCAAGAAAAAAGTGCAAGAAAGAATCCTTGCACTTCAATGGTTTACAACTTTTTTTAAGAAAAATCAATATCTGGATATTTTTCTTTTAGCTTGGCACGATCATATGCGCCACTAATCATAATGAACATACTGCCCAATACCAAGTAGCTAATCATGCCAGCAAAGAAGCCACTATCACCTTCCCAACCAATTGCATACATCCAAAATGCAATGCATGCTACTAAACCTGTAGCACTGATTGCAATTATTTTTGCGGCACCAAGTGCCATTTTTCCAGCTTCGATTGCTGTAGTTTTATAAAGTGTTTTACTCATTTCAGGTTCCTTTCTTAGAGTAATTGGACTAAGTGTCCGGTTAGTTCCTCCCAAATTCGCCCGTATTATACTGCCTCGAAGCCGCACATTGCGACCTTATATTTTTTATTGCCAATCAACATTTGGTCCCCCATTGATGTTGACCGGAGACCCATTCCACCTTCGTGCAATGGTGCCATTACTGTTACATTAGGATTGTAGTCACCGTTTGGTTCTCCGTTTGAGAACGTTTCTTCTTTGATTGACCAACTACCCATTACGTTGTTAGTCCAACGATATGCATACTCAAGTGCATCATTGGTTTCAGTTCCGTCAGGAACATCAACAAATGCCACTGTGTTAGGTGTATCTTCGAACGCTGTGTGTATAACTGCTACTTGCATATCTAAGTCCTCTCTTTTTATAACTGTTCACATACTGCATGACCTTCTGACAGGTCAACTACAACAACAGTTTCCTGCACAGGGTACTGCGTGATAAAATCTGACGCTGCTTGAAAGCTGGTGAAAAAGAATGACTGTTGACGGTCAAAATCTACTACTGCAAACATAAGTAACTCCTTTGTCTAACTTACATATACATATTACAGTCAAGACGTCTTACTGTCAACCTTTTTCTGCATCTTTATTCGAAAATTTTTGGATCAAATTCTACAGTGACAGTTGTGTTCTCTGTATCGTTCCACATCTTAATATCTTGCATTAGTTTGTCTAAGGATTCATCAGTCCAGTTGTGTTCTATGTCAACTTCTGTGTTAATGAATCCTTGAAAGTTTTTCCAAGCATAATAATTTTGTACCTCTACATAATCGCAAGGATCATATCCTTCATGTATGATATCTTTGATTAATGCAGTATCTTTGAATCCGCTTTTGCGTTTTGCACGTTCGACTTTGAAGTCGATTATATCCGCCATTAATCACACTCCGGAAACTTGTGTCTTACTATTTGTTCAATTGGTTGGAAATGCCCATTCATATTTTCTGCAATGTATACTTTAGGTTCTTCTGTTCCCCAACGGAAAATAGCACCCTTAGCCATGTTAAATATTTCACGTTTATTGCTGTTAATAATGGTATCTTTTGGATCATCGTCTCCCACTTCATCCAAATATCTTAGTGCATAAGTCGCAATGTCTTCTACACTTAGTGGGACTTCTACTTTTGCGAGTATTCTTCTTCCATTGCCAGTGTCTTTTGACCTCATTTTTTTAGCCTCTCTTTGCCTATGTTAGTTCTATTATGTGCCATGACATCTTTCCATTCATTCTTACTATAGTAAGAGTTTATGGCAAGACGACTTGATTGTCAAGAAAAAAGATGCAAAAAAGACAAATTAATTCTTGACATAGTATTTATACTTCAACTTTGGTAAATCTTAGCTTCCAATCAACAGTTTTACCTGCTGTACCTTTTACTCTAATACTGAAACTGCCGCCAACCACTTCTGCCGTAACGTTCCATCCTGAATAACTCAGTGTCCAGTTTGTTGAATCTTGATCAGGAGGTAAGTTACTGCTAAGAGCTCCTCCTGTGATATTGTTGTTGGCTGTGTATACGTTCAAGTCATATTCAACTACATCGCTTGAATTATAACTTGCCATTGGATCCCAGGGTGTTTGTGCTAGGTCTGCTGTTCCTGAGCGTACATAATCTACTTTATTGTTAGTGCCAACTATTGATTGTGATCCAGCAACATTTGTTACTACACCTTCAATCTTAAATGCTTGTTTTTCTCCACTTGTAGCAACACCAATTGCACGTATGTCAAAGAACCAAGTTTTTCCATTTGCTGGAGAAATAGTGCCGCCATGAAAATTAACAGCAACCGCAGTGCCGTCTGTTGTCTGTACAGCATCACTTTTGCGTACATCAGGATCTCCGCTTAGATCAACTGTGTCTGTATTTTGTGTAATCGTAACACTACTATCTGTGCTAGTGAGTGTTCTAAATGCAAAGTTATTTGCATTTCTTGTTTTAAATATTTGACCACCACTGCCTACATTACTCGATGTTATTGTATCAGTTACTTGTATTTCTGTGCCACTACTGGTAAGTGCAATACCTCCAGCTGATGTAATTGTTCTAAACTGTAGTTCTGTACCGTTAAGTTGTTTGAATACTTGTTGTCCACTACCTAAATTAAGTGCAGTTTGTATACTAAAGTTTATTGAATTAGGGCCAATTACTTTCCAAGTACCTGTATCACCAAAGTAACCTTCGATAACATGTGTGTCAGTGTTATAACGTATTTCGCCTACTTCAGTATTAGGTCTTTGACTAGTGTTTCCAGCTGGTATCTTAATAGCCGCAGTGCCTGGAAATCTTGTGTTTGGTTGTAGGTCAATTTGAATATCACCACCTGCGCCGTCACCATTTGTAACTTGTATTTGACCAGCGCCGCCAACAACACTTCTAGCTCTACTAACGCCTGCATCTTTTACAACAAGTCCGTTTCCTGATTCTACATTCAGATTATTAAGAAAGTCAAACAGTGTACTTGTGGCTTGTTGAAAATCATTGATAGTTCCTGTACTAAACTGATTTGTATCTTTTCTAGTGAATATGGTTAAGATATCACTGCGTACTACAATATCATTTGTTGCGGCATTTACACTAAGCATTGCACTTTCGCTGCCTACAACAAACAGTGTGTTTCCACTGTTGTTAAAATTGTTGATTACAGTTGTATCGCCTGCACCTCCGCTACTAGCAATATTACTAGAATCTGTTACAAGTCCGCCTGCATTATATCCAGGACTGTTTGGCACAGTAGGAGTTGAACCTTCACTTGATGTTGTTTCTCTTTGTGCAAAGTTGCTGGTATATCCGATAATATTGCCACAGTAATCGTACACAGGTGTTTGATTGTCTACTGTAGGATTGGGATTATCATCACGCTGTATAATTTCAAGTAAGCTATCTTCAAGTAACAAGTGGAATATATTCGGATACTCTATCACTTCTCCTTGCAGTATACGGTCACCGTTTGAATCATATTGATGTCCTGTACCTGTGGTACCTGTGCCAGACCCCAAACTGTACTGTACAGGATATGCACCCAATCTATCATATAAACTTTTAAGTTGACTTACAAGTCTTGCATTACCGCTAACTCCGCCTGTGTTTGAATTGTGTAGAACACCAATTTGTGTATTACATCCAGAGTCTGGTGTTGCAAATTGACTACCGCCTTGTGCATAACTGCCGTTGATGTTGTTTTCAAAGTTTATAAGATTGGTAATGCCGCCTGTAACATTAGAAATGTCAGCTCTTATACTGTCAATAACACTTTGTCCAAGATTTCCTGCATTAATGTCGTTGATGTTATTTGCAATAGTACCAAGTATTCCGCCATTAAACACACTTGCATTAAAGCCACTTGGGCCAATACATGCACACACATTCTCAGGAGCAATACCGCCGATTTGGTCAATGATGTCTTTACCAGCACCAAGGAAACTACCCATAGCACGTTCTAGCATGTTTGGAATAGCAATTGGATTTACAGGTGTTGCACAGAAGTTGATCAAGTTTGCAACGTTTTGTGCTTCTGCTAGTACACCATTTAGACGTCCTAGTACACTGTCCAATTTGGTGTGATCCATAAATTGTTCAACACTGCCTACTAGCTCTGTCAGAGCATCGTGTAGTTCGCTTTGCAATCCTGGAATACCCAACAATGCATTGATATTAGCATGCATACACAATTGTACGTTTGGTAATTTAAGTCCATTACCACTGAGCATACCGCAAAGAAGTTCTCTGAGTGTAAAACTATATTCAGCACTAGCAACAACTTTGAGTGAATCTGTTCCACTGCCAGTTGTACCGCTGATATGATGCCGTGCATCTAAGTATTCATTAAGGTCATTTAGACCATTTGGAAAATCTTTAAAACTCATTGTGGACCGCTCGCTGGACTATAGCCGCCTGCTCTAACATCAGGACTTGCACTTGTTGCACTAGGTGAACAATGATTGCCGCCTGGAATAGGACAGAGATTATCAGCACTTGCACTATCACCATTTAGTATCACAGGAATACTGTTTGCTCTGACATGTCCTACTGTTACGCTTGCTTTTAAATTGCCGCCGCCATGTGTGTTTGGATCGTTGTCCACACTTATGGGTCTACCGTTTACACGAACATCTGTTACTCGTGTTATTGTAGTTGCGCCGCAACTTCTAGTATCGCCCTGTCTGTGTACAAATGATGCCATACAACTATTTATAGTTGCAGTGAACTAGCCGGTGCAATGCCTGTTGTACTTTGCATATATGCGTCTCCCAAACCTTTGTTTGGTTTGTTTGTAGCAATTACATGTGTTTTGTGAATCTGTACTGGATCACTACTTGCTGTGTCGATACTCATAAGCCACGGAATAAGCATAGCTTGTCCGTTTTGCGGGTTAAGTGTAATTACACAAGGCTTTACAACTTTGATAGCATCTGCATCGCTACTGTCGAAACGTGCAACTAACTCCTCGCCTGTGCTTAATTTGATACTAACTGTATCACCTTTTTTATAATTGGATATCACCAACATCTATAATTTCTCCTATGAGTTTTTTAACTTGATTTGGATCCATACGAACAAGTGCTTGCCCTCCGCCAGAAACTAAGAGTTTTCCGTTATGATATATTTGAGGCATAGTTCTATGCCCTTCATTGATCAAAAACTCTCTAGCTTCTGTATTGGTATCCACTCGTATTTCTTCGTATTGTATATTATTGTTTTTCAAATAAGTTTTTGCCATGTCACAATAAGGACACAGTGGTTTACTGTAAAGTGTTATCAAAGTTTCATTCCTTGGAATGTGCTTCCGTTCACATCCTGTTTTGTACCGCCAATAACATAACTACTAATTTCTGTTTCTTGTGGTGCTACTTGTACTTCTGCACCTGCAATCCACTTTTGTGTCCATGGCAGAGGATTACTACCGCCTTTGTACGGGCTAGGTAGTCCTGCCGCTATCATACGTTTGTTAGCAGTCCATTCTACATATTCATGCAACAATTGTGCATTTAGCCCAATCATCGATCCGTCTTTAAACAAATAATCAGCCCATGCTTTTTCTTGATCCACTGCATCCACAAATAGTTGTACCATTTCGTCCTGAGTTTCTTCTTGGATACGTGCAAAGTCAGGATCATCTTTGGGCATCAGTTTAAGTAACGTTTGGGTACTACCTAAGTGTACATTCTCATCTCTACAAATAAGTTTAATAATCTTAGCATTGCCTTCCATCTTTTTAAGTTCAGCAAATGCCCAGCTACATGCGAACGACACGTAAAAGCGAACGCCTTCTAGAATGTTTACACTCATCATAGCTTTCCAGATTAGTTTTTTAAGTTCATATTTGTCCACTACAACATTACGTGCTTTACGATTAGAAACAATTTGGTGTGTGCCTTCTCCGAGAAGATTATACCACATGCCCATTTCAATAAGGTCGTCATAGTGCTTACTAATATCAGTTGCACAATCCATAATCTCTGCAATGTCCATCATTTCGTCAAACACAATACTTGGATTGCTGTAGATGTTACGGATAATATGTGTGTAACTGCGACTGTGGATAGTTTCATTAAACGTCCACGTTGTTACCCAGTTTTCAAGTTCAGGTAAACTTACTAGTGGATTAAAACTATCAGCTGGCGCACGACCTTGTACACTGTCCAACAAGATTTGTCTTTTGAGATTACTTGTAAAGATGTGTTTCTCATGTTCAGTCAATTGTTTAAAGTCTGCACTATCTTTTAGTACATCAACTTCTTCCGGACGCCAGAAGAATCCTAGTTGTTTGTCTGTTAATTTGTCAAACTGTTTATATTTTAATGCATCGTAACGCTGGATGTCGACGCCGCCATTAGGGTCTAAAAACATCAAACTTTCGAGATGCTTGTTTCGTTGTTGTTCATTTAATACGCTCATATTATTTCCTTAAATTGTGCAGCTGTCGCAGGCTTCTTCATCTTCAATTTGATATTCATCATCGATCTCTATATTAGCAGGTTCGTTAAGTTTGTCAATATCTATTTCGCCTTGACCATCATATGTGTTGAAATAGTATAATTGCTTGCCGCCGTATTTGTAAAAGATCATTAAATGTCTAAGCATTTCACTCATGCTGATCTTTTCATCTTCATAGAACACAGGATTGTAACTTGTGTTTACACTGATACCTTGGTCAATATACTTTTGTAGTATAGCCATAATAGTCATATAGCCTTCTGGACTACGCTGATCCCACAACAGCTCATACTTGTTTTTAAGATGATGGATGCCAGGCACAACTTGTTTTAGTATGCCGTGTTTACTTTGTTTAACACTTACCAAACTACGTGGTGGCTCAATACCGTTTGTAGCATTTGAAATCTGTGCTGATGTTTCAGCAGGCATAAGAGCCATTAGTGTACTGTTACGAATACCTGTAGCTTTGAGTTGTTCTCTTAGCTCTCTCCAAGGCATACGCTCTTTGTGTGGTACTAGTTCATCTACATCTGTTTTGTATGTTTGATTAGGTGTAATACCATCACTATACTTTGTTTCATTGTTCCACAAGCATGCACCTTGCTCTACTGCTAGGTCTGCACTTGCTTTGATTAGATAGTAACTCCAAGCCTCAGCAAATGTATCAATCATTTCTAAGTCTGGATTGCTGTATGTCATGCCATTCTTGGCCATCCAATACGCAAGGTTAATAATACCTACACCCAGTGGACGTCTGCCTGCTGTAGCACGTTCTGCCGCTTTGACTGGATAGTTTTGATAGCTGAGTAGTGCATCAAGTCCACGTACTGCTAGCTCACATGGCTTTGCAAAGTCTTCTGGTTTTTTGATGTTACCCCAATTAATAGCACTCAGTGTACACAGTGCAATCTCACCTTCGTCATCGTTAAAATCAGTTAACGGTTTTGTAGGCAAATCGATCTCTGCACATAGGTTACTTTGTCTGATTGGTGCTAGGTCTGGTTTAAATGAACCGTGTTCATTTGCATTATCTACATTCTGTAAGTAAATGCGTCCTGTGTTTTTACGCTCTTCCATAAATTGACTAAACAATTCAGTTGCACTAATAGTTTTCTTGCGTAGTTTTGTATTACGTTCTGCACGTTCGTATAGTTCTCTAAACTTGTCTTGATCTGCAAAAAATGCTTCGTATAGACCTGGAACATCACTTGGGCTGAACAATGTAATTTGTCCGTTACTAATTAATCTTTCATAAAACAACTTGTTGAATTGAACACCATAGTCCATTTGACGTACACGATTCTCTTCTGTACCTTTGTTGTTTTTGAGTACTAGCAGATCTTCAACTTCATAATGCCAAATTGGATAGTACAGTGTGGCGGCTCCGTTGCGCACACCTCCTTGGCTACAGCTTCTTGTGGCGCTTTGGAACATTTTATAGAACGGAATAACTCCTGTATGGTAAGCGTCTCCTTTGCGGATTGGGCTACCGAGTGCTCTAATACTTCCTGCTCCGATGCCAATGCCTGCCTTTTGACTAACATACTTAACAATGCTGCTAGTAGTAGCGTTAATGCTATCCAAGCTGTCATCACTTTCAATGAGTACACAACTGCTGAACTGTCGCTGAGGTGTCCTAACACCTGCCATAACAGGAGTAGGCAAACTGATATAAAAATTGCTAACTGCATCATAATATTCCTTTACCCAACGCATACGTGTTTCTTTTGGATAATCTGCAAATAATGTTGCTGCAATTAACATGTATGCTACTTGCGGTGTTTCTTTAATTTCATTTGTTACACGATTTTGTACAAGATATTTGCCACGGAATTGTTCCATAGCGGCATATGTAAAGTTTTCATCTCTGTCATGCTTTACAAAGTTGTTTAATTCGTTCCATTCTTCTTGTGTGTAATCTTCTAATAGTGCAGGATCATACCATCCTTCTTCTACATTGCGTCTCACAATGTCTAGCAATGGCCATGGGTCATAGTCGCCGTAAACCATTTTGCGAAGGTGATACACAATAAGACGACCTGCAACCCACTGATAGTTTGGTGTTTCTTCGCTGATTAAATCAGCCGCACTTTTGATAAGCGTTTCTTGAATCTCACTACTGGTGATACCATTATAAAATTGTAAACTACTTTTAATCTCTACTTCACTCGGGCTTACGCCATTAATGTCACTGCATGCATGAAACACTACTTTGTGTAACTTTTCTAAATCTAATGTATCTTTACCACCACTTCGTTTGATTACTTGAATTTCGCTCATCGTTGTTTTTCCTTTGTCTATCTTGTACTTATTGTTCTGTCAATATCGGTTATGTGTTGTGTTTTATCACATCTGCAATTTTCTTTTGATAAGTTATTGCCATATCCTTGGTTGGTAATTTACTTATCGCTCCATGTTCGAAGTTAAGCAGATACTTATTGTCAATATGCACACATAATCTTTGTATACTTTTTTTTCTGTCAACGATGTACAACAGTTCGTTGGGTATCGTTTCATTTGCATAATAGATAGTGTAACTCATACCTAATGCTAGGCTGTTGTCACAAAAATCTCCGCTGTGCAACATTTCCCAAGGTGTGGGCCATGTGCTACTGTTAACTGGATCGATAGTCCAACTGCTGATTGGTGCCATCTTCCACCACTGAACAACCGTTTCACAGACATCATATGTGTTGTTTGTGTTTAACGCTTGCCTAAATATTCGCCATTTGCTCAGCCGAGTGCTAGGAGCCTCAAACCAAGCTGTGTGTATTAATTGCTGTTCCAAAGTTGATATGTATATTTGAATTTAGAAATTTTATTGTCGCTGTCTGTGTACTGTAGTTTCATAGTATTTGCAGTTGCAATGTCAACATTAAACACTATGCCAACTGCAGAAGTTTGTGTAAATTGATCATCTATTGTACTTG